GCTTCCCATCTTTGCCGTCGAACATAAGTAGTTGCTCGGTAAATTCCAAAGGTACGCTATTCACATGCTTGATGTACCCATGCTCATACTTGCCCGCGATGGGTAGGAAGCGGGTGAGCTTATTGCGACCGCGTGGATTGACACCCTGAATGTTCAGCATGGTTTCGGCTCGGAGCTGCTGTACCATCACTTCTTGATACGCCACGTTCTCCACGCACACGCGCACCGCATTCCAATTGTACGCAGTCTGCTTGATCTTATCTTTAGTCTCGTTAAATGACCACTTGCCGAACACCACGTCAGCGACATAATACGTCGTCCCACGCTTGCCCACCACCACGATAGCGCGATCGTCTGCGTTGGACTTCATGCCTACCGCCAAGTCTACGCCAATCACGTAGGTTATGTCATCTTCTGGAAGCAGAGCGTATTGCAGCCACTCCTTACGCATGATGCGCCCCATTGGCCCGATGAATTCCCCTTCCAGTTCCTGCCGCGCAAACTCGCTCGTATACGTTTCTTCGAGCGTCCTGACGTATTCAGGCGGTAGGTGGACATTGTCCCTTGTCTTTGCCTGCGCTACAAAGTATTCTGGATTGCCTTCCGTCCACTTACGGTAGAAGCGCTCATATACCCAGTTGGTATCTCCATTAGGGGATGTGGTAAGCCAGCAAGCGGTAGGATCGCGGCGAATACGACCAAGCATAACGTCCCACGTTGCGCCGTCCATATAGTCCGCTTCATCTAGGTAGAACCAGTTGAGGTTAGGGCCTCGGAGTGAATCGGGCTTGTCTGCTGATCTCCAGAACACGGTAGTACCGTTGCGTAGTACGGTTACGCCTTCGCTCTTGTTATGGCTCTCGACCGCTTGCCCAAACTTCTCAAAGAACGTGAGCAGCGTAGCATCCCGCAGCATCGGATAGGTAGGGGCTATGACCGTGCCAAATGTCCCTGACGGCTGCCGTAGTATCTCAAGACATCCTGCTAACGTCTTGCCGCTACCGATACCACCCACGAAAAGCCGATGCCGTGCTCTACTGTTCCAGAAGGCCGTCTGCGCTGGCAATGGTGTTGTTACTTGTATCATCTGCTTCTAGTGGTATGGTATTCGGTTTCGGGCCAATAACGATGTTAAACTCTTGCCGCTCATTGGTTTGGTGCATCTTCTGGGACATACCTAGTCGATGCTCTGCAAGGCGCAACAATACCGCACCGTTGCGTTTCCTGTTGCCGTTCTGATCTGGTACGCCTATTACGCCTTCTTCCCATAGGGCAGCGTAAAGTTCAATATCGCCGTTTGCCTTTGCCTGCGATATAAGCTCTGCGTAGCGCCTGCGTATCGTCTCGCCAGATACTAGGGGCTTGCCGTCTGCATCCTTGCCGAGTGCTCTTGCAATAGCTTCAAAGCCAGCCCCCTTCGTCGCAGCTTCCCATATCTTCTCTTCGTCGAGTTCTAACTTTTTACGGCCCATTATGAGGTCTGCATAACTAGTTTGTAAAATTCCACATTACTCACTCTATCTCTTCCACTTGCACGGTAAAGTTAATATCTAGCAGCGTTTCCATGCGTTCCACGTATTCACGGAAGTTAGCATCTGTTTCAATCTGGTTCCGCATGTTCCGCAGCGCGTGGATAACTGACGAATGGTGCTTGTTAAATAGCCGCGCTATCAATGAGTTAGATAGTCGGTACTTCGTGAATAAGAAGTACATGAGCAGATAACGGCATTCTACGACCCAATGAAATCGGGATTGCGCTACAAGCTGCTCCCATGTGCAGTTATAGAGCTTGCAGAATTGATCGATTAGGTTTAGGATAGCTGGGTTTTGCGTGTTTGGTCTCATGGTATGTTTTTGTTTGATGATTTTTAGTGCTCTTCTAGTGTCTGTTATGTGTGAAGGGATCATGTGTCTATTGAGTGCTATGCACAAATAATCCTGCATCGCGCGCTTGCCTACCTCTGGAAATAGGTCGGGCTGCTTAAGAGCCCACGTTACGAACCGTGAGCGGTGCACGTCAAAGTATTTTAGGATGGTGTCGGACATTGCCAGCACCTCATTTAGCTTTCTATACCGCCTCATATTTACCCTCCGTGTTGTTTTTGAGTTGTTAAGTAATGCTTAATAGTTGTTTGCAGGTCGTTTCCAGCCCCGTAGACGCGTTTTTATTCGTTGTTTGATACTTTGGACGCTCTAGGATGTTCAAACGCTTGTAATCCGACCTCTTAATTCATCCAACCACGGCAAACCTTCAAACTTGATGCCCTTTTTATGCTCGACCTTTATCATCTCCATTGCTACCTTTTCGAGCTCGTACGGTGACGGTGGTATCTGATACCCGTACTTTTGGCTTTGGTCTACGTCTTGCAAATGCTGTGGGTCTATTTTAGCCTCGATTTTGCCGCGCCTGAATCCTTTGTCGTATGCTACGGCTCGGATGTTCTCTAGATCGTGCTTTGTGATTACGAAGTACTCACCACCTTTTTGCTTTGCTTCTGCTGCTTTAACCTGCTCATCATCTGGGTAGAAGTCAGCAATGTCGATTATTACATTTGCGCCACGGAAGGTAAAATCTTTGTAAAGCAGCACTAGCTCGGCTTTTTTAGCAATATCGTGAATATACTGGCGATCATGTAGTTCCTGAAGTATCGCCTTGGCTCGTACCGGTTCTAATTGCAAGCCCCGTAGGTTGTCCAATTTGACTAATAACCTTGTGAACCATTCCGTCCGTGCCCGATCTTTGTCTGACTGACTCAACGGCGATGTTTGCGAGCTGTTCGTAATAGGTCTCTCTATCTGTCCGTTCCCTGTCGCCGCGTTTAGGTTGTGCATTTGCTGCTCCTTGTGATTGTTTGTACTTCGCTTCGTTTCTAATCCAGTTGCGTGCTGCTGATTGCCAGTTCTTCATTGGGTTCTTACCTACACGCCATCCGTTAGATGTGTAATAGTCGAAATAGGGCTGTGCTAGGTCATGGCGGAATTGAGAAGTAAAGAATGCCTCAACTTCCTCGAAACTTGGTGGCGTGAATGCGCGCGAGCGCATACTCACACTATCTATTTGTTCTATATTCTTACCTTCTTTACTTCTTAACTTCTTATGATAGTGCCCTTGCTGTGCCCTTGCTGTGCCCTCCGTGTGCCCCTCTGTCAATTGCTGTTCTTGTAAGTCGTTATAATTCAAAACGATAAAGTGTGTCGTTGCTGTGCCCTTTTTTGGCAAAATCATTGCGTCAACTTCAGCATGCTTTAGGAAGTTGCGTACACTTTTCTCGCTTGTGTGCGATTGCTGTGCTAGCGTTCTTATGCTTGTGAGTATCTCGCCGCGCTCAACAATAACCAGTTTACCATGCACTAAAACTTTTGATTGCTTCCAGTTTGTGCCCCATAGAATAGCTAGCCAAATGTTGGTATAATTTGGGTTCTTATAGACCCAATGATCCTGCATCTTGCGGTAGAGCTTGATCCACGATTTATCCATAGCAAAATAAGCTACCCCTAGCTCATGCTGTTCTGCTACGGTCAAATCTAAACCGCCGGTGGCCTCTCGACCATCGGGAACTTCAAAAGCTAGGGGTGTATTTTCTTGATTCATATGACTTGGTTTTAGCATTAGCAATCTATGGCACTTACGCCATAATTGGATGATATTTCTCTGTGCGCGTTATCAACGTGTCAGAGCTTACGCAGCCATACTTGCCAGTTCTTTGCTAGCAGCTCATATTCGCCGTCGTGTACCTCTAGGAACGTGTCAATCCCCTGCTTTGGATTGTATGCCGGGCCTTTGCCTGCATCCCATTCGTAATCGTCAAATGCCAAGATACCGCCCTGCTTAAGATACTTCCATCCCTTTGCACCGTCTTTCCAGACCTGATCTGCGGTATGATCGCCATCGATGTAGACAAAGTCAAACTGATTGCGATCTAGCATGTTCGCGTAGCTATCGAAGAACCTATCTGACGTCATACGGAAGTATCGGCACTTCATGTATGCCCGCAGCCCGATCCTGTCTAGATATGTGTCAAAAACATCTACCCAGTCAAACAGCTCGTGCTCTGCTTCGTCGCTGCCCTGCCACGTGTCTACGTCATACAGCATTACTTTGTTACCTGTTAGCACATACCGTAGCAGCCAATCGCTTGCATGCCCTACAAATGCTCCGATTTGTAATGCTTGGTAGTTATCGCGCCCTGCTTCTGGTAGCAGGAACTCTGTAAAGTTTGCCCGTGCTACGCGGTCAAACCAGTTAGGATATTCAGTCATCGACCCTCCGATTATGTACGTATATCTCAAGTGCGATATACATCACTAGCAGCACCAAGCTGATAGCTAGCCCCCTGTCGATTGCGTCCATGTGTCCTCCGTTATACTTCTTGTGTTGAAACTCCGGCTTCTGCGAACATCAGCCACCCTTGTTTGATTGAGTCATGCCAGCGATCAGCGTATGCGTTGTCTGGCTTGATATAGACTACCCTTGTAATGCCCCGCTGGATTATGTGTCCTGCGCAGTTAGCGCACGGGGCAGCCGTTATGTATATCGTGCATCCTTTTACATTGCCTGCAAAATGTAGTGCGTTCGCTTCTGCGTGTATTGTGCGGTATAGCTTTTGATCGCGTGAGAAGCCACTCGGCTCTATACATCCCTTTGGAGCGCCGTTATAGCCACATGAAACGATCCTGCGGTCTGCATCGACTATTACCGCACCTACCTTTGTGCTAGGGTCTTTGCTCCAAGTAGCCACTAGCTGCGCAAGCTGCATAAATCTTGCATCCCATTTGCTCATTCGTCATCCTTTAACACGTTAAGTCGTGGTACATCCGCTCCGATAATGTTGCACGCATCATCTATACACCTTGCAACGCCGTACTGCCCTCTCCAATGTGCTGCAAACTCGTACTGATCTTCGGTCAGCTTGCCTTTGGCCTGCTTGACTTCAATCAGGTAGTTGCGTCCGCGCCACCCTACGACAAGATCAGGGAAGCCCTGCCCGACTGCGCTCATAACAGCGACTGATGCACCGATCTTGCGCAGGTATGCTACTATCTCTTTCTGGTTTATATCCACCTTTGCAGCCCTCTTCATAATCAAAAGGGAAGATCAGTAGGTTCTGCGATTACTGTTGCTTTGCTTGCCGGTGCGCCTTCGCCTAGCTTGTCGATCTTCCAGCAATCGAGCGATGTAAACCAGCCCATACCGCCTTCGCGCTTGTTGTAACCGCGTCCGCGCAAGTTGACGCGCGCCGTAACGGTATCACCTACCTTAAAGCGGTCTAGCTCCTTGCACTTATCTTGCGTAAACTGGCATTCCAGTTCCTGCGGGTATTCCGATTGCGTCTTGACTACGAAAGATCGCTTCTGAAATGTGTCCTTTACCTGTTGCGTCTGCCCGATGTGGATCAGCTCGCCCGTGATGTTGATTGCGTCGCTACTCATCGTGTGCCCTTCTTGCGCATTCTTTGCGCGATAGTTGTTAATACATCCAATGCGGCTTTGTATTCCGCTGCATCTCTGCTCATGTTCGCTTCGTATTCGTAGATACCGGCACGTTCATGCCATTCTACAAGCTGATCGTCATCGAACTTGCTTATCAAGTGGATAACGAAATCCGGGTCTGTTTGTTCTTGGTACATGTTATGCCCTATATTCGTTTACCCCTTGTAAGTGAGTGCGTGACTCCTTGCTCCCTCCGTGGGCCGTCGGACGAAAATCTGGCGGCTCTTTTATTTTACCCATTCGCCCAAGCTGTTTTCATAGCCAAATACTGTTGTAGACAGAGGGTAACGTGCAAGCACCGCTGATACGTCTTTACCTACTGCCCCGCGCACCTTTGTGTTGTGTGCATCTTTGAGCTTTGCTTGGTCTACTATCTCTTCTACTATCTTGACTATCTCACGTTCTGCCGGCATGTTTGATAGCCGCTCCATTATCAGCGCAATATGCTGCCGCTATTGCATCCTGCTCGTTGATAGCATCGTTTACTATAAACTGCTTACGGTATCTACCGCCGCGTTGCGCCTGTACTGATGCTCTGATAGCTACTACCTTGCCGCTTATGCTTACTCGCTCTATACGCTGCTTCATACGATCCCCACTAGCCAAAGGAAGAAGTATAGTGCGCAGGCAAAGGCAATAATACAAGTGAGAGCCACAAAGAACAGGATCAGTACCATAGCATCCGCCGCAAAGCGTGCTAAATCGATGTCATCACGTCTGCTCATGCTTACCCCCTTTGTGCGCCTTGTAGTTAGCGCAGTAAAAGCCGTCTGGATCGTCCAGCTCTATCTCTAACACGTCGCAGAATGCGTATGGTACAGAGATGGTATAGAATCCTTCGTAGCTCAACTGATCGCGCTCGTATTCTTTCAATCGGCTGCATGTTCTGCAAGTGCCGTGGTTGTTATCGTGCATTGTTGACTCCTTGTGTTAAATGTAGGGGCTTTGGCTTCCCAACCTCCGCCCCTGTTCCAAACCATACCACGTCGTGGTACTTGCACAACCGACATCGCAGGGGCATTCCCTGCTCTGTTAGTTGTAATTCAGACCGCTCTTTGCGGCCTTTGCTTTCATGCGCTCATGATAAGCG